GAACGATCTATAAAAAAGATGTGCTCCAACTACGAACTGTGCCACTTTGGAAACTTGTGTAATATTGAATTGCAACCCTTCAATATGAACACCGTCTCGCAATCGGACGACAATGGAGTCGCAACCAACTCCCTTTTATTCGTTTCTGAAATGGCAAAAACTGTAAACGTAGACCAGGATCAACTACGTTTAAATTTGACCGAAAAATTGATGTCACGCTCGGCTGCAATCACCAATGAGTATGAACATCATATTGTTAATAGTGTCTCTGACTCTATTCAACGATATCAAAATTTAACTAAAGAGATCCACATTAATCAACGACTTACTGACGCTGAGAAATCACGCCTTCTGCAACTTTTCTCACCTCCTTATAAGCTAAACTTTTCTAAAGCAGCTTCTGACATTGGAGCACATCTTTTTTATAGATCGTTGAATGAAATCGCTACTTACCGTTGCTATGACTTGTTGGGTGTTAATGAAAAGATATCTCCTGGATACGATGTACTGATTAAAGAAGTTGGAGCTTCTGTTCCTAAATTAATCAAATACAATCGTGAATATGTTCATGCCTGCACACCTAATTTATCACTTGATGATACTATTAGACTCGCTAATACGGCAAGAACTCTCGATACTTACATCGTTGAAGGTAGAGGTACTTCGAAACAACGTCATTTGGCAAAACGATTCACCAATGATCCTATATATAGATGTTACAATAAATCAGAATATTGTTTTATTAAAGCTAAATACATTGTCTTTGCCCATTCCAGTTATGATTGTTCACTTAAGAATGTTGCGAATATGATGGATGCATCCAATGCTTATCGTGCTATTGGATTCATACATTTTAGTCCCAAAATTCTTTCAAATTTAACTGGAGGTAGAGATAATGGTCTTAATTGGAAATTGGAATATAAACAACTTTCGATATATGGTGAAAATTATAAGCCCAAATATTATATTATTTTTTGGTTTGACAATGACTATCAGAACTCATATGTTCATGATCTTGACACTTATCTGGGTATCGTCAAACATTCCATTTGCACATCCCGTAAAGGCAATACTTATATCATACAAAGATTGGAAGAAATTGGTGGATTATTGTTTTATACAATTATCAAACCATTGCATACTATTCCCAATTCTTACGTTATTCGTAATATGCCTTTCGGTGAACCGGAACATATTATTGTGCATTATTATGATTTGCAAAACGACCCTAGTAAGTATCATTACCATGAACTTATTCCCGTACGTTTGGTAGTTCATCGAAAATACTTTGAAAAATTGTATTATTATTTGCAGTGCTTACCAGAAGGAAAATTTACCACGCAAAATGCAATGATTATGGCTAGTACTATGGCTAGTAGAACTATTGTAAACGGAATGTACGTTTCTCAACCTTATGATATGGATATTGATTTGATTGATCGAATTGCTTACGCTACATATTTTATTGTCTATTGTCGTCGTTATGATTTTATGAAAGTTTTGCAAAAACTTAAAAACTTCGAAGACATAAAACGCAATCCGACTCTGTTGAATCGTATGTCTATATTATTCAGACGTGCAAAAAATTTTGTGTTTTCTTCTAATTTTGAAGATTATAAAGAAGAAAAAGAATTTCACGATTTGTTGTCTAATTGTACTGCTACTATCGATAATGATTTTCATACTAAACATTCTTTTAACATTTTACAATGGGTTCTCAAACTTTTCCGTATTAACAACAGGTATAATGTGAAATTTATTCCTATTACACGTGTTGTTTCTATCGAAGAAGACATTGAGACCATTAAGATTGTTACTACATCTCTTCCTCGCATCGCTCCAGACTATGATAATTCCGACATCAAAACAGCTATAGCTGAAAATCTGCGAATTACTCGCATAGACGCTGATGTTTGTGATATCATTGAATCTCATCGATGTGATGCAAACCTTATAGAGATACCGAACGTTTATGAATCTCATTGTGTTTTATTATGCTTCTGCAATAGACACAATATCAAACTTTCTGAACTTCAAAATATTCTTCTTAATTCTGAATATTACACTCGTTTACCCGTTAAATATTCTATTAAAAATAGTATTATTGGAAAAACAGCCGAAATCCGTTTATTTGAATTGATAGCTTGTGTACTCAACGTGAACATGTGCATTCATTTTGAACATACTTGTACACAATATAATGTGCATGCTTCCACGACCTATCATTTCAAAGTAACCGATAACCATTGTACTGAATTGCGTGAGCGTATTCCCTTTTCACCAGTTGATTTCCCACTTGCTAGTATTTCACGTCCTCGCGAAAATTTTCCAGACATATCTACTGTATCAAAAACTGATAAATTCAAGATGAATAGAGTCGTAGTTGATTCTTTTTCACCTTATGTATGTAGATCTGTTTTGAAACTACACGAAATAGATGCTAATTATGGCGTCTTGTTTCCTGGAAATATTTGTGAATTATCGTGTGCTCCTGGCAGTTGGATTCAATATTCGAAAAACGTTTGTTCTACGTCAAAATTTTTCTATTCGCATTTTATTGACGGTTTGGACTTAATTATGGATACTGATGATATGACTTGTTTAAATGACTTATATGATGGTGATTTGACTAAACCGGATTCACTTACTGAAATAGGTAATAACATTGAACGTCATAACGGCATGGATATTATACTTTCTGATGCTGTTATTATGATGGAAAATGAAGATGTCGTTGATGAAGTTAAATTTCGTCAATATCAAGACGACTTCTTCAATAACTTGGTAAATTGGCTAAAACCAAATGGAAATATCATTTTTAAATCTTTCTCTCAATTGGATGTATCAGAAGATGTCAACAAAGTGTTAAATCACTTTGCTGAAGTTATCTTCTGTAAACCTAATACATCTCGTCCTATCTCTACTGAATATTATATCGTTGCTAAACGATTTAATGCAGATGTAGAAATTGACATTATGAAAGATTATTCTGCTATTCCATGTGCTATATTTGCCAAGGCTGTTACTGCCGCCAAATCCGCTCTGAAGAAGAGATTCCCAAGTCAAATTAATTATGTTATGCCATTTTTACAAATCCCTTGTTCCGCGCCACCCGCTGAAGTTGAGATTATCGAAGAAGATAATGCTGAAGATGAAGATGAAGAATCTCCTGAAGATCCTGTTGAATGTGATACTTTTGAAACTCGAGTGATAAAACAACTTAATAAACTCGAGTTTTCACCCCTTCTTGTTAATAACGGTATAATTGAACATGAACAAATCTGTGATGTCAATCCTGACGTTCACATTTCTTGTTACGATACACCACTAATTGCCGAAGAGTTGACCGACCACATCGTGTATGATTTACCTCTGCTTCGTATAGATCTTAGCACAGTTAAACTTCACGATCTGCTCGCTCATATTTCTTTTGTTGCAATAAAAGTAGCTACTTTTAAATTGCGTGTGTTGTTTGATCTTAGTTCAATACAAGACGTTAACGTTGTCAAGAAGATAAAGGCTCACGTTATCAACCAATTCGCACCTTCTGAACCTAGCATACCTAATCGACATGAATTGGTGTTTATTGCTCCACCTGTTGATTGTACGTTTTCTATTTCTGATTATGAAAAATCAATAATTGAATACTGTACATATTTTCGTACACTTAGAGCATCTAACACTAATCAATATTCTCACCTTTACCGGATGTTGCGTAACAATTCCTTCAATGTTACTCACTCTTTTAAGGCTAATGTTGTTGTTAATACACAACATTTATCTATACTTATGGGATCCACTTATCAATTTCGCCATCCATCTATCCGTGAAAGCTATACTCACGCTTACGACGGAGAAAACAACACTTTTGTACCTTTCGCTGAATGTGCTTCTAACCCTTCAAGATATTATTTGGTTGGAGAATTTACACATAAAATGTTTGATCAAAAGTTAGTTGAAATTGTCTCTGCCGTTGACGTAAATACCCTTAAAGATGTTCAATTCGTCTTGATTCAAGGAGTAGCTGGTCACGGAAAAACCCGCGAAATTGTAGAAAAACATGAACCGTGTATAAAATCATCACCTTTAGGTGATCTAGTTATAGCTCCAACAACTGCTGGTATTGAAGTACTTATCAACCGAACAATGTCGCATTATAAATTAGATTCTAACGTCCTCGACAAAAGATGTTACAGAACTACTACATCGTATTTGCTGAATCATCACTCTCGTAGATCTTATTCTGCAGTGTATATTGATGAAGCTATTATGATGCATTTTGCGCAAATTTTGGCTGTTGCCAGTTATTCTAAAGCTAAACGTGTTTACCTTTATGGTGATGTTACACAGATCCCGTTTCATAGTGCCTTAGGTGATTATGAATTGAAGAAACATTCACCACAATCTGTATTAAGTGCTAAAGCCGTTCGTAATAAATCATACCGAATTCCTGCTGACGTCGCATGTGCCTTACACGAAGAGTATCTTAAATGTCATAAAGGTTTTGGCTATGACATGGGTATCAAAACAACAAGTACCGTTATGAGATCCATGAAAGTGGTCAAACTTGGTGGCATATCACAAATGTTAGAGTTTTATAATCCAAATGTTAAATATTTGACGTTTACACATACCGCCTCTAATGATTTGATGAAACTCGATCCTAAATTTCAACCTTCCACTATTGCATCATATCAAGGTTCCGAACATCCAGATATTGCTATCGTTCGCACTTCTATTTCTGAAGCCGATCCTATGTATAACATAATTAATATATGTGTTACAGCGCTTACTCGTCATACTAAATCGCTGACGTATTATACTATGTGTGACAAGGACGACTTCATATCTAGGTGTATACGATATACTGAACAATGTACTGATCTAAATATTAGGTCATATAGTACTAGTGAAAATATCGGATCATTTGCACCTGATATTGTACCTGTATCTATTAGTGGAATTACTACGAAATTTTTCCAGTCTCGTCAAAAATTAACGTCATCATATACACTTGTTGATCATAGAACTCTTAAAACTGAACGCGAATTTGCTTTGAACTTGACTCGAATTAAAAACGACATTTTCGTGGATAAATCTATCTTCAAGAAATTTACTATGTCAGACATATTGAAATGGGTGAAAAAATTAGCTCCCCATGTCAAAAAGATATATGTACGCACACATGGTGAATCGTTTGAAAATGATCCAAAAATACATGAAATTGTCGAAGAATACAAGTGTCGTAATGCTGTGACTACTACAGTTGCTGAGAAACTTGAAGCTGTTGTTCAACCTTACATTCCCGAAGAAATAAGGTTGTCCAATTTCATCAGAGTCTCACCAACAGTTGAAATGTTACAAGTATTTATGACTCATCTATTCCCTAATTCGGTTTTTGTTTCGAATCAATTTGACGCTTATTTTGTGGCCACTAATGATGTTAACTATACATTCGAAAATGTTAGTTTTTCATATCATTGGGATCGATATACACCCTCTCCATACGTAGGTATGCGATGTGCTATTAGTACACCCGCACCTGCTGTTCGCCCTGAGAGTCAACGTGAAATCGGTTTCGGTGTTATGAAACGAAACGAAAATGCACCAAAACTAACGGAAAACACCTGTGATGAAGATGTGGCTTGTCATTTGTTACAAAACTTTAAGAAAATGTTGATACCTGAAAGCAGATTAGTGTTGGAAGATATGGAACCTATTACACCTACTACGGAATCCATAGTATCATGGCTAGAACGTCAAGACCGTAACGTTCTCAAAGCTATTATCCATGATATTCCAATACAACTGCAAAGTCTTACGGATTGTTCATTATCACTAAAACGCCATCCCAAAGTTCGCATCACTGCCAACGCTATTGATATCTATGATTCTGTACAAACTATCACATGTCATCCGAAATTCGTTAACGCATATTTTTGTTCCGTTGTCGATAGTGCTCAAACTCGGTTAATGAAACTAATGTTACCATATTTCAAATTTTTCACTAAATCTACCACTGAACAATTTGGTATTGATTGTTATGATGTTTGGAAAGACTATGGACGTTTGTTTTTATTTTCCGGCGATGATTCACTGTTGATTCACGGTACAAAATACAGAGAAATGGATATGAGTAAATTCGATAAATCACAATTAAATTTTGCTCTACTGTTTCTTTGTAAACTGTTTAAATATTTGGGAGTGCCAGATTACATAACCTGTTTATATTATGAAATGATGTATTACAGATTGTGTCGTAACGTTAATAATAAATTTACCGTTAAACTGACGCCTCAAATGGAATCAGGAAGTGCCGCTACGTATTTCGGAAACACGTGCTTTTGTGCAGCTGTCGTTTTATCTACTTTGGACCTGGATGATTTTAGATATACACCACGAATCGAAAAATATTCTATCATGTTTAACTTAGAAGTGAAAGAATTTAAATACGATAATCCGTATTTTTGTTCGAAATTCGTGGTTATAGACGAAAATCAAATAAAATTTTATCCGGATCCTGTGAAGATATTAATTAAATTGGGTCGTGTTGATTTGAAAAATCCTGGACATGTTCATGAATTTCACATTAGTCTTAAAGATTTGGTATCACAATATGATTCACTACTCGACATCTCTGTGATTTCTGCTGGTGTTCGCGAAAGATATGGTTTTCCGTATGATTGTACATGCCATATACAAAATTTGATTTCTGTTATTTTGGATGATTCCACTTTTTCTTCACTTTATTATACTTTACCTGGCGATAATTTAGATTTATCGGCTTGTAAGTATGTAAAAGATTAAGTAAGCTGTTTTCAATTAATCTCTCCATCATGCGTTCTATCTATTGTTTTCTATTATTTGCACTAACCATGGCAACGGGGAAAGAGTCTCGCGACTATTTCCTCGCTTCCATGGGTAGAAATTTGAAATATTTCACCGAACTTGATAATATAATCACTCACAAATTACTATCATTTGATTTTGAGTATAATATATATGGGAAATATGTTGAAGATGATATTAAAGTATACCATGCTAACGCTTGGTCTAAATTTATTGGTTCTCATTGTCCACCGAACCATCATAAAGTGTCTCTTCAGCATCATATTTTTTCAGAATTATATGTATGTATTCACGTACCTACCGTTTTGAAAAATCCTCATTCTGTATATAAAATAAACAAAAATTATAATGAAGTTCTTGTTAGTTGTTATTTACCAGGTGGTGATGAATTTGCTATAGAAACTATCCGTGTGGATATACCTGATTTGGATAAATTTAGGATAATTGAATTCAATGGTAAAAACTTTTTGACTTCTCAATATTGTATTTCTGATCGCTATGGTCTAACAAGTGATCATAAGGAAGTACTTCAAGTCAATTACACTGTGACTGATAATACTATCTCTTTCCAGTTTCCTAAAGGAGAATGTAGAAAAGATTCCCAATTAATTTGGGATATAGATTCTTTGCATCCGGGTTATTACTTACCTTTTGTAATTAATATCACCGCATCTACAAACATGCATAAGTGTCTTACTTACTACTACACTCCTTACGATACTGAGTTGGATACTAATGTCACTGTTTTGCCATTGACTCCAACCGAACACCTTATTTGGGCCGTTGACGTTTCTCCTATTATAGTCGACGCTCGTAATCTCACCCGAGTTTGGTCTTCGATTAATTATTATCCACCACCATCTGATACAGTTATTCATATCGGTTCTGCTATAACGAATTCACCTTTCAATTTCATTTCTAGTGCAATTCTCGCCATCCTTAGGCCTATCATAGATATTTTGCTTGATAGTTTGATTTATATTTTGTCAACACTTATGGAAATTTTTGAATCATCTGAATTTCTTGAAATCGTAAATCGGCTTTTTGATTTTGTTTATCTTTTGATTAAAAATATTTTTGAATTCATTGTGAAAGTTATTTATCCCAGATTATTGGATATCGTACTTTCTTTTTCAACGAAATGCAAATTCCTATTTGTTGTATTTATTATAACATACATTAAAACTGGAAAGTTTTTCGTTACCTGCATTATCACGTTTTTCGTGAATATGTGTATGAGAGAAAGGGAAGTATGATTTGTTCAATATCCTGCTATGAATATCGTCGATTGTGTTACCATTATTCTTTGGTCTCATTTTCTGATCCGTCTCTACCTTTCCCTTCGTAAATTTTACGCATTTGTATACATTTACAATTATGGCCCTGCAGCGTACTGGTACGGTTGTGAAGCCTCGTGCTGTTGCAGCCCGGACTGTCTCTGCCCCCCGCACAGCCACTGTGAAGGCGAAGCTGACCCGACTTCGGGAATCGGCGAATCTTGATTTTTCGAAATTTTTCGATTATGCTACGAACATTCTTACGGACACCACTTTTATGGTGTTCTTTGTTCTTTCTGCCTACTTGTGTTTTAATTACACAACTAAAGGCACTTCTAGCATGCTCGTGGCTTTTGTCGATAATTTCATTAAACATTTTTCGTCATTCTCGGATTCGAAGTGTTCCATTCTTGGAATGCTTTTGGTTGGCATCCCTTTCGCACCAGCTATTCTGACTGTTAATCCTAAGAATAGATTTGGAGCTATCTTGTGCACTGTTCTGTACTATGTGTTCATTCCTGAACGCACAGTATACGAATATCTTGTACACGGTGCTCTAGTTTATCTTATTCTCAGAACATCTAACAAACAGTTTAAGCTGATTGGTGTGGGCCTGCTATTTTTGTCTTATGTTATGCAATTTGCTATCCCTCTCCCTTCTGGAGATGGATACTCTTGTAATGTCACAAAATCTGAATAAAATTTTGTGCACCCCTTCCCTTTTGGGCTATCTAGGTTTCTTTCGTATTCTTCCTAGGTTAGTATTTTGAATACGACATCGGTGTATATTTGCCCTTTACACCCGGGTTTATTATTTTTCCTAAACAACTCCCCCTATTAAACTTTATTTCTTTATTTTACCAATTGGCAAAAAAAAAAAAAAAAAAAAAAAAAAAA